CCGGTGACGTCTGTCTTGATCCGAAGGCTCTTTGCTAGCGCCTCTGTTAGCTCTTTGGTCAAGCTTGGCTTGAATTCTCGTGCCGCTTCCAGCGCTTCATCCCTGCACGCGGCCGCTACCTCGTCAGCATCCATCTTGCGGATCTCGCGACCTTTCAACAAGCACGGGCCACGGCGCACAAAAATCGTTGTTCGGTCATCACCAAACCGAGCCGGATCACAGCCCAGTTCCGGGATGTCGGTATCTGCCGGGTCCAGTCGCGGTTGATGCTTTAGCCATGTTTTCGGGATAACCTGCTGATCGGCCTGTGTTGGGAATTCTCCGAGCACACGGCCTTGGAAGTATGCCGTGGGCATGTAATTCCACTGTTGAGAAAGATCCGCTCGCTGCCCTTGCAATGCTTTTTCGATCTCTGGAAGCGCTACAAACGGGAACGATTCTTCTGATGGCGTATCAACTCGTTCACACTCTTTCTCGAGCATCTCATAGAGCCACAACAATCGAACAGCATCGGGGATCGGAGGCGCTTGAGCTTCTAGCTCTGCCTTGATGTTCGGGTGATTGAGCGCCGAAATGCTCATTGTGTGGTACAGCGAAGACTCCGCGGCAATGCCAAACTCCGTCGCTTCGTCTGTGGGATTCCCGATTGCGAACACCCGGCACAAGGGATTTGTCATCAGCCCGCCAATCGCATCCCAGATGTATTTCGGAACACCAACGCCTTCCTCAATTACTATCAGGATCGGCGCAGAGTGTTCACCTTGAAACCCCTCTCCGCGTTCTGCATTCAGAGCCTTTACATAATGATCGCCCTCGCGATTCTTGTCTACGTCTTTGATTATTCTTTCGAGGATTAACCCAGCAAGTGTTTTTGACCTGCGAAGCGACTTTAACTGTTTGAATGTAAGCCCAAAGGACTGATCCCAAGTCGGCGCTGTGATGTATCCAATATGTCGCGACCAGCAGTCAAACCACCATGACTGAGCTACTGCCGCCGTCATTGTCTTGCCCACAGCATGCGAGGCTTTTACCAGTGTATAGCGGTTATCCAGAACGCTTTGCAGCATCTCATCCTGATCCGGAGTGAGGGAAACACCAAGGACCTCTTTGGCGTAGGCTTGTGGGCGGGTTTGATATTTGGCGAGCGGATTAGTGAACTGTCTCGCTCGGAGTTTCGCCAGCGCCTGCCTCTTGATCGGCTCCGGCCACTCGCGCCAGTTCTCGCTCAAGGGCTGCATCTAAATCCTCCGGCTGAACAATTTCCAGTTTGTCAACAAACAGTTTGTGGTACTTACCAAGATCAACGTGTGCTCCGTGCGCGTTGTGCAACTCCAGTTTTGTGAGTTTACCCGTGTCTTTGTCGAAGTTAATGCTCTTAATTAGCCGCGATACACCGCGCTGTTTGGCTTCTTGCATCCACTCATTTTCGGGAAACAGATCCGCGACATCTGCCTTAGCGAATCGCGTTAGGCCAACAAGCACTTCCGTTGCACTCAGGATGTGAGCCGCGGCTTGAGCCTCTGCTTTAGATCGCAATTGTTCAATGAAACGCTGGATATTAGGTTTTCTTAGGTTTTCATGGGCAACGACAGCGAGGGTTAGATCGCTTCCCTTATATCCGGCCAACCGTGCGGCCTCAACTCCGTTACCATTCGCTTCACCAACAAATGCAAGGCCGAACTTCCGCTGTTTGAGCGTGAGACGTCCCCGGTCTCCACTCGGTGGACGATCCCCATTTTTATTGGCCTTTTTCACTTTTTCTCAATTCCACTTCCTGGCGTTCTTTAATCAATAAATCAATCGCATGTCTCAAGTCTGATTCGATCAACGCTTCCGCAACCGCATATCGTGACATGCGCCACTCGATTGCTAGGTTCAGCACTCTTTCTTCTGTTTGGGTCACTCACAAAATGCTTCCGCGTAAGAGATACAACAAGGTTAGCGCAACCAGGGTAACGAATAAGATTACTCGAACAGTCTCTGAGATTCGTGGCACGTAGCTAATCAAAATTGCCAATAGAATCAGGATCAGCACGGCAACAACAACTCCAGTCATGGCAGCTTCACTCCTGTATAAATAAACGTCGCTTTCTTTCCTAATTGGTTCTTATATAAATACCACCCCAATGCCCTTCGACGGGCGAGTTCAGCGTCCTGTTTACCCTCCGTGGTCTCCCAAGGCACGTCAGGCATAAGAGTTCCAATAGCCGGAGTAGGAGTCGGTGTCGGGATTGGATCGGGAGTTGGCGTTGGCTCTGGTGTGGGCGGCGTAGGAGTGGGCTCCGGGGATGACACTGTGCTGCCTCTCCAGGCTAAGTATCTTCCACCCGATCGGTACGATTCGTCATATTCCTTGCCGCGGAAATACGCTAGTCCTCGATAGCCATCATTTCCTGAGTAGGTAGCGTCGAAGATCTCATCCCCTTGTATCCTGTACTTTTCATCTCCGGTTAGCTGATATGTATAACCAAAAAGATGAATCGCGGTCGCGTTGAGCTGTCGAGCCTCGGTGATCTGGCTAGTATCAGTCGGCGGAAACGGATTTGAAGCATTTCCACAACCTGATCCACAGTCCGTCACCGGATCTTTGCCGATTGTGCCGTGTACAAAATAGTACATCGCTCGCCAGCCATTCGCGTTATAGCTTTTGGCGTACTCGTGATCCGCAGACTTGATGATTGCTGCTCTGACTATCGCGTCGCCGGTTAAGCGATGGACCGCGATCATCCCTTCATTAAGTATTCCAACCATGAAGGGTTGCTCAGCGCCAGCAAAGGGAAAGTCTTCATCATCCCAGCGATATGAACCATCTGCCTGTTGTAACCGCGCGTAATAGTCGACCGCTCCATGCAGTGCCTTTACTCTGAATTCTTCCCGCACAATAGGATCAGGATGCACCTTCGCAAGGTTTGCGGCATACAGAAGCATGAAACCACCATCACGAATCCCAAAGTAGAAGCCTGGATAGGTCGCGCGATCACTCGTGGTATTTCCGGTCATGTTGCTGACCCAAATAGCGAAATTAGCGCGGACGTAATCCGTTATCCACGGCCACATTTCCGAGCGGCCACCCAAGGCACGAAGCATCAACCCATTCAGTCCGATTGAACGCGGCGCCAGACTGTTTTCAATCGATTGCCGGCCGTTATCGATCCATGCATGACTCCACCACGAATCGGCCACCTTACGAGCACAATCCAGAAGTCGCTGGTCACCTGTGCGGTAATAGTTTGTGTACTGAGTTAAAGCAAAGTCGTAATACGCCTTATAGCCCTGATAGGTGTCCACCTCGTCACCGCTCGGCGATGAGATTGTTTGCCCGGTCAGTGTATCGCCTTCCCACGGCAGGGTTAACGTCAGCTCCGTATCACTCTGGACCGATGCCTTGATCTTGATAATTCGGCCTTTTGGGCCGTTCGAAATGATTGCGTAGTCTTTAACCTCAGTGAGGAAGTGAGTGCCGACGCCCTTTACGGTCTTGCTACCATTTGTAACCGATACGGTTCCAGAGATAAGAACATTCCCCGGCGTATGTGCGACGTCAGGAAATTCCGAGCAGAGAGACAGTCCGCGATCGATAGCGTTCTGATCAAACCATGCAGCTCCGCTTGCAGTACTCGTTCCACTCTTCACTTGTGGGCCGATAATGAATTCCACTTCAGGAGAAGGGAAGATTACTTGTTCATCAATCATAGTTTGATTATTCCAGTTACCTGCCAGTAAGAGCGGCAATAAGATCGGGATCAAATATGCTCTGAGTTTAATCACCTAATGAGTTATCACCACAAAGAGAAGAAAAAGCCACAAAGCCCCAACTGAGGTTAATCCGACAAACACATTCTTGGGCATTCAATAACTCCTTGACTCCATCTTCTTTTCGAGCGCGTCCAGATGGACAAACATCTCATCAACCATTTCATCCGCACTCTTTGGCTGCTGCCGTGTCCGCTGCATTGTGTTGCCGTTAACCAGATCCATCATCTCGTGCTGCAACTCGGATATCGGGAGAGTGTCAGCGAGACCTATACGATTACCGTAATAGGTCACCAGTGCCGCAGCGCAGCTAGATGCGGCCCGCAGTTTCTGGAATTGATTCGCCGCGGTTCCGATTTCGATTCGACCATTGCAAATGATGATGTAAGGTGCGCGCGAGCCGCTTGGGGGAAGTTGCGACATTCGTGTCTCCTATTGTTGCTGAGATCCGCTTCTCTTCAGCCGATCAAGTGCGTCTAGCTGCTGCTGGGTGAGCATGCCCTCGATCTTCTTTTGATTGCCGTGCATAATCTCGCGCCATGCCTTTTCTTCTGCGACCTGGGCCTTCTTCTCCGCGTCTTCGGCCATCTTCGCCTCTTTGGCAATGCGCTGTTCGGTGCGCATCTCAATCAACATGTCTCGCTGATCTGAGGCTCTCCACCATGACTGAGCACCGAAAGCCAACATCGCGCCAAAGATCGCGATGACCGCCCACTTCGGCATCGTGACACTATCGATCTGCTTGTTAACCGTCACAGGCTCCCACTCCCGTTCGAACCGATGCCACCAGGATCTGAGCCGGTCACGCCAGTGTTGTTTCGCGGGCAAGCGGTCTGGCAAATGCTTGATTCCTTGCAATGCACTCGCGGAACCCGCGCCGTTTGAGGATGTATGACCGTGACGCTCAACTTGTGCTAGAGCCATGCCCTGTCTGTGCGCTCTCTTGAACCGTGTGAAATGTGCATGGACGATCACATGATTACCGAGATTGCTTCTCCCACCGGGGATCGGTTAACGTTTCCCGCCGCGTGTCCGGTCTGCCCTGAAAAGTTAGGCCGGATGCGTGACGGCTGCGGCGTGTTCTTACGGGGACGCGCCGCGCCTCTCTGGATTCTGTTTAGCAAATATCCGTGTCGACGACTCTGGCCTTTTTCATCCATCCAGCCGCGTTAAGCTGTTGCGGGCTAACGGGTTGGATACGTCGACGACTTTCACTTCTTACGCTTCAATAAACCCATCCAGCCGCCGCCGTTGATGATCCCGTGCAAGTACATGAGCCAGCCCCATGTCGCATAAGCTTTATAAGCAACGGC